GAACAACTGAAATTCTATTAATTTTTACTAATTTATTAGAAGCTACAGTTAGCAATTCTGTGTTAAGAGTTGTATCCAATTGAAAACCTTGAGATTCTCCTATAATGGATGATACTGATACTATATTTGGTGCTGCCATAATTTACTCCTTTTATCCGAAAACGATCGCCATTGCAATAGCTTTTCCTGTTGTTGCAAGACCAACGCCATTGGCCTGTACCTCGCCAGTCCCTTTTGGTATTAAATTTATGCTTATATTTGTATCACCACCAGTAGCTGAAATTGAGGGATTATTACCCGTTGCAGCGTTAGTGATGTCAAATTGGTTTACAGCTGATGCTGTTGTTTGAAAGATAATTTGTTCGTTTCCGTTCTCATCATTAATCCCATGTGCATCATCAAAAGCTATATTAAAATCGTTTGTATCTAAATCGCCACCTAATTGTGGTGATGTATCAGATACAATTGATGCCAGTCCTAAAGATATATCAACAATATTTGGATTAGTACTATCATCTGCTTTAGCAACTACTAATTTATCTCCTTTGTCTGTAGCAGAAAATGTAACCGTGCTTCCTGAACCAGATGCATATTTAAATTGAACTGTATGAGCTCCTGATGTTGAGTTTCTTAAAATGTAAAAAGTTTCAACATCTACAGGTATTGTTACAATTTGATTTCCTGAAATAGTTCCTGTGAACTCAACCATTCTATGTTGAGCTGTTCCAGTTGTATTTCCATCTACAACAGTTAGTGCAGTTGTTTGTGCTCCACCCGCTATTGATTGTGAATTAAAACCACCAAATAGTTGTGAAATAAGACTTAAATTTGTATTTGTTTTATCACCCCATGTACCGGCGTTTTCACCAGTTGCTTGAAGTTCAACACCTAAAGGTGTAAATGTTGATGCCATAAATTTCTCCTATGCAGCGTCACTATAACTTGTATTTGATCCAGTTGCAACATTCGAATACGATGTATTTGAACCCGTTGAAACATTAGTATAAGATGTATTTGAGCCAGTGTCAACATCAGCATATGCGAAGATATTTACCCCTCCCACACTAAATGTTGCTGATTGACCTGTTAATCCAACCTGCATATCGACCACGGATACTGAGCCAATACTAGCACTAAATGACTGACCAGTTAATCCTAAGCCCTCTTCTACTGTTAAAGAACCAACACTAGAAGTCATACTTAAACTTGATGGTTGAGCTACAGCTCCACCTAATCCAACTATAGATCCTAAATTAAATGATGCTGATAAACCTGATACTAATACTGTATCATTTGGTATAGTAACAGTTCCTAAACTAGATGTAATTTCTTGACCTGTTAAAGATAATTCAAGTGAAGATGATCCAGTTGCAGTTCCTTGTGACAATGTCATTGATTGACCAGAAGGCTGAACCGTATCATTTGGTATTGTCACACTACCTTGTGACAAAGTCATATCTAAACCTGTTAAACCAACAACATCAGCAACAGCAGGTGTTCCTAAAGATGCAGTCATAGACTGACTTGTAAGTCCTACTGTCATTTCTATAGGTGAAATAGATCCAACAGAAAAAGAAGCTGATAAAGTAGTATCTATTACCACAGGAACAAAAGCTTCACCTTGTGAAAATGTACTTTCTTGACCAGTTAATCCAACAGTCATATCAGCAACTGTTGGTGTTCCTAAACTAGATGTTATTGATTGACCTGTTAAGGTAATTACTTGATTTGAAGTTTGTCCCCAAGCTCCACCACCATTCCAAGCTTGTGCACCCCAACCAGTTTTAAGAGTTGTATCTTCGTCCCAAGGCGCTTGACCCCAGGTAAACCGGCCCCATCCTGAAGATACCGACATGGTCGGCCTCCTACGCTAATCTAATTATTGCTGAAGAAGAATCGTTTGTAGGAAACTCTATTTTAAAAGTTCCATTACTAGCTGTTTTGTCACCACCAAATGCAATCACACAAACAGCATCAGTTGTTCCTGAACCACCTGCAGTTGTTGTGTTGTAAATCAAAGCTCCGTTTGCAGTGAAAGAAGCTGAAGAATAAGTTACATCAGAAAAATCTGTAAATGCAGTTGTACCAGTTAATCCAACTCCTGTTCTTGTAAGAGTTGCACCACCTGCAGAGTATGCAGATCCAGATGTGTTTGATATTTCATTTGATGTTGAATAGTCAGTTGTAGTAGCATCTAAAGATGCTGAACTAGTAAATAATGCAATCTTAAAAGTGTGTCCACCTGATGAAGCAAAATTGTGCTTACCTTGTAAAAGCTCTTGTTTAAAGCTTGAACATATTGCTGATGATATTGCCATAATTTATCTCCTATGGGTTTACTGAGTTTACCGGTATTCGAACAGTGCCATCTGTATAGTCATCTCTTCGTCTTCTACCGACTTGCTCGTTAGCAAACTTCTGTACTTCTTGTTTATATTTATTTTCATATAAAGTCAACATATCTATCGGACCTTTTAAAAACCCGTATGCCTCTGATAGACAGCAATATAATAGGCCATTTGGAAAGTTGAGACTGATGTAATTAGTGTCATCATTTTCTAAAAGATTAGGCATTTTGTTAAAATGAACTTTATATCTATATGTAGTGTTAGGGACCGGAGCCACTATAATACGACCTGATGTAGTATCTGTATTACCAGTTGCACCACCAAACATAGCATAATATTTAGGTTGACCTTGAGCAGCGGAGGTTCCGGTTATATCTTGATACTCTTGAAGATATGTTATATCTTTTTTTTCTAAATATCTATTAGCTCCAGTTGTTTCAGATCCTGCAGTATCGTAAACTTGTATAGCTCTAATAAACACGGCTCCTGCTGGTGAATTTATAGATTCTTGTCCAGCAACAAAATTACCTAATTGTTGTTTTCTATCTGCATCAATAGGCACATCTCTAAATATTCTATATTGTGCGTTTAAAATTATGTTTTCTAAAACATCATTTGTTAATACATTTGAATCTGTTTCAGTATAACTTTTAATTTGTGTTTTTAATCCTGATGCACTTAAACCTGGCATTATATTATCCCCGCTACCTCTCTACAAATAGGACAGCTTTTTTTGTATCTATTGTGTGTCCCACATTTTACTGCTTTACCATCAACATCCGTATAGATAGGAGTTTCTGGTTCTGCCGGATCTTCATATAATTGAAGATGTTCATCCTTTTCAGGACATGCACATTGTTTAATACCAAATAAACTACATATAAAATTTTTTATTTTTTTAATCATGCTGTTACCGTGACTGGTCCTGCAGATGCAGACCCGCCTCCTCCTGTTTCAGTTATACTAGATGTTGTAGCTGTTGCAAAGGTATAATTATCATCGTCTACTCTAGTAATTAAATAACCTGCAGCTAAATTTATTGTTGCTGCAGCCACTCCTCCAACAACAGTTGAATCTCTAAACCTAACTCTATCATTATTTGATCTACCATGATCAGGTTCATTTACAGATATTGTTGTAGATCCATTTGTTGTTGTAAATGGATTTAATGGTAAAAGTTTTGGAACAGCTGTTTCTGTTCTATCAGGTCTAACATTACGCAAAGATATAGAATCACCATTCATAGGTTTTGGTTCTAATTGTGGTTGTTTTGGTTCAAATTCTGATATGTGTACAAAAGAACCATTCCACTCTCTAACCATTTCTTTGTATGGAAACTCCATACCAGATCTATCTGATATTGCTCTTGCGTATTTACCTGTTGCGTACTTTGCCATTATTTTTTACCTTTTGTAAATATTTTATAAGATTGTTTTACAGCATCTTCATCTAAAGGTTTATTTTTATACCTATCCAGAAGTTTTTTATGTTTTTTTATAGCTTCTTTAAATTCAGGGCTTACTTTCTTAATTACTTTTGTTGCCCCTTTTACTATCATACCTGCAAAAAATTTTTTTCTCATTATGCTCCTGGATAATATGCTTTAGGAGTAATGTGTGTGCTAGATGCAGAACCATCTTCTGCTAATGCTCTTGCAAACTCATCCTCGTAAACTAGTTTCATTGTTTGAGTTAATTGTGGCACATATTTCATAGCTAGATAATATGCTAATCCTGATACCATGCAAGGCACAAATCTAAATGGAACATCTGCTGCATTGGTATAATCGCCCACATCTTGTATTCTTTTTATGTAATAAAAATGCATATCTTTAGATGCATTTGTTGAATCTGGTGTTGGATAAATATGTATTCTTACTTTATCAATAAATCTCTCTACCCAATATTGATTAGGTGTGCCTTTAGATAACTTGTTAGAAAAACCTGCATAAGTAGATCTATCCACTTTCGTCATAGGACTATCTGATTGATCCGTTGAAGTTCTATTAGATCTTAACTGTGCTTCAAGAACATCTGACATACCAAATACACTTGCTGGTGTAGAAACAGCACTTGTGCCATCTGCAGCTGATCTAAAAAAATCATAATCTGATTGGCCTTCAATTAGGTCCATATTAAGTTCATCTATTTCCCAATAGTGAATACCTCTATTACCCCACTCTTGAAGTAATATATTTAGTGTTCTTCTAGCATTTTTTAATTGATAACCAGCAACATTTTGCTGTCCAATACGTTCAAAAGCTTCCTCTATTATTTCATCAATAGCAAAAGTTTTATCGAACGTTGCTGTTCCCGAGGTGGTGTTAGCCATTTAACCTCCTATCCATCAAAGAATGTCGTAACACTCACTGCTGTTCCTGCTGGAATATCTATAAAAGCTCCTGCATTAAATAATACTCCATCATCTGGAATATATGGATCAATATAATCTTTTGTAGTTGTTGCAACTTGAAAAGAAAATAAAGACGTTCCTGATACAGGTGATGTATTGAAGTAAGATATATTTCCTACAGTTCCACCAGTTGTAATGTGCATTCCTCTAACTCTTGTTCTACCAGCAGTTAATACAGCTTGTCCACCTGTGGTCCCTGCGGCGTTTCCAACTGAAGTATTTGTTCCAACCGCGCCATTAGTAGCTATTTGAGTGACTGTATTAAAAAATTTACTGCCTGTTACTGTAGTTGCGTTTGGTCCAGTTATTGCTTCTGATAAATCATTACCTGCAATATCTGTTCCTGTTACTGTAAAAATAACTCCAGAAACATCCGCAGCGCAAGTTATAGTAAGTTTACATGCTTGGTCTGTCTGATGAAACGCACCTGTCCCAGCTGCTGCCGCTAAAGTTAAATTAGCAGCTCCACCTGTAGTTTGTAGTGCAGCCACTGATGCTGTTGCAGCAGATAAATTATTTAAGAATGTTTTAGTTTTTACGTCTGTTGACATTTATTTCTCCTTAAAATTAAAATGTGGGGCCGAAGCCCCACACTAATTAATTATTATT